CTCCTTTTGGAGGCCCCACGAAAGTGGGGGGCACCCGTACCCTAAAACTAGCACATTGTGCTAGAAGTACACGGACCGAAGTCCTTCCGAAGAAACCTAGGAGATGGTTTCAAAGGCACCTCAGAGACTTGTAAGTCTCCGGCGTGGATTTTTCCACGACTGACCATTTTAGCCGTTAGCTGGATGGACAACCCGTTCACCGTAAAACGTTTAGTGACTTCAGACAGTTTGTAGCAATACTGCCAACTCAGCTCCCGCCTCAGAAAACTGGAGGGAGAAAGGAAGGAGGGGTTCAGAACGCACCTTCCGCCCACTCGTTACCAGCGAACCAATCTGTATCGTCAAAATCATGGTCATCTTCCGCTGGTAACGTAAAACAAGGAGCCTCAGACTCGGACAATTCCGCCACGTTCACGTGGCGGTACATCTCTATCAGTTCCGAACCATCTACTTGATAGAACGGTAGGAAGCGGAACAGTCTGAGATTTGAACGTGCTCTCTCGCTGGGACTTTTGTAACATCGTTCCCGTCGATTCTTCTTGTGAGACCTTCGTCTCTGTCTCTTCGCCTCCACCATGCGGGCTAGTTGGAGTTCGACGTTTGTCATTGCGCCTTCGTTCAATTCCATCTTTCTTCTTTCGCTGCTTAATGAAACTCGAACGCTCAATCCTCAACTCTACACAACTAAACGAATTGATCAATTCGCACTGACGACGATCTGAATAATAGAGTTCTTTGTAGGACTGAAAATTAGCGGTATATTTCTTAAAGGCGCCTAACATCAAGGCAGCCTCCGCCCCGGACTTCCTGTATTTCAACTCAAAGAAGAGTGAAAGCTGATCGATGCAAGACTGAGTCATTCGGTCCAAAAACTTCAATCGATCAACAAAGCTCATGAAGTGAGCAAACAGGAATTCGTCATTGTCGGAATAGGGGATTTTCTTAGTTCCTAACCGCTGAACCTCGCGCAATGGATCTGGAACGGAAAAGGTATTACCGAACTCATCAGAGAGTAGAAACTTCGAACAAATGTATGGTACTGCTGGCTCCATCACCTTAGCTTCCATGTTGAAAAGAGTTGTGAACTTACTCGGATCGCCAACAGGGGGAAGCACTGAAAATCCTAGAGAATCATCGCCTGAGAATAAAAGCTTTTCGAATTGGTCGGTGTCGTAACACCATGCAAATTCAGCCATGGTGACGATGGTGTTACCGAAGTAGGTAAATGCATCACCAGTTCGTCTCTGGAAACTGATAGGCATACCAACACCAGCTCTACGGTCTCTAATGTAAGAGAATCGGTGGAAATCACACCACCACTTAGTTATCGGAGCTGGGCACCCTAGACCATTCAAAATGTGTTCCTGAATCATCAAATGGAATTCACCTTGAGACTTGTCGAATTTGGACAAATCGATCTCGAGACAATGTTTGTTCTTAACATCAAATCCTGACATCTCAAGGGATGAAATCTTACCAACAGGAAGAATAATACGTTCTCGAAGGCAT